ACTGTCGTTAACGATTGAAGAAGTAAATGGTGTATTACAAGCTCTAGGTAACATGGCTTATGCTCAAGTTGCCCCTTTGATTGACAAAGTTCGGTCACAGGCTGGTCCACAAGTTGAGGCTGCACAACAAGCTGAAGCTCCAGCGGAGACACCAGAAGAAAAAAAGTAAGTCCGCTTATGGCGGCCTTATTAAATAAAATACTATAGTGTTTTTCTTAAACCCTTCCTTGTGAAGGGTTTTTTTATGAGTTGGAACAAGGTATAAATACCTCTTATAATAGGAGATTATTATGCCATCCGTAAACAGTAGACAAGCGCTGATTGATTATTGCTTGAGGAGACTTGGGTTTCCCGTAATAGAAATCAATATAGACCAAGACCAAATAGATGACAGAATTGATGATGCCATTCAATATTGGCAAGATTATCACTTTGATGGACTTCAAAAAGTATATTACATCAAGACCATTACTCAAACTGAAATTACCAATAAGTATGTTAATTTAAGTAATGTCAGAGATGCATCCAACAATGCCTTAGATATTGTTGGAGTAACACGCATATTCCCAATCAATGATTCTCAGGCAACTATTAATATGTTTGACCTCAGATATCAATTACGACTTAATGAGTTGTATGACTTCACCTCCGCATCGTATGTCAATTATACCTTGACACAACAACACTTACGCTCACTAGAATTACTATTTACTGGAGAAGTTCCTATTCGTTTCCAGAGACATATGCAAAGATTGTTTATTGATTGGGCTTGGGGAGCATCAGAAGCACCAGCAGGTGCCATTATGGTAATTGAATGCTATGCCAATATAGATGCTTCGGTATACAATAGGGTTTGGAATGACCGATGGGTAAAAGAATATGCCACGGCATTAATCAAACGAAGCTGGGGAAACAACCTCAAGAAATTTAGTGGCTTACAATTACCAGGTGGTGTCACATTGAATGGTGATAAAATCTACGAAGAAGCAGTAGAAGAAATTAGAAATCTTGAATCACAAATGGAAACACAATACGGTGCTCCATTAGAATTTATGATGTTATAGAAAGGTGAGTACCTAAAATTCCAACTTCCACCTACTTCAATAATTACAACTCTCGTGCGGAACAAAATGTCATAGAAGATTTAATTGTTGAATCAATTAAAATTTCTGGTTTTGATGCGTTCTATCTGCCCATAGAAAATCCAGGAGACCGAGATATTCTTTATGGTGAAGATCCTGTTAAGAAATTCAAAACGGCCTTTCCATTAGAAATGTATCTATCATCTGATCCATTAGACTATGAAGGTCAGCAAGAGTTCTTTTCTAAATTTGGTTTAGAAATTAAAGATGTAGTTAAAGTAATACTCTCAAGAAGGTCATTCTCACAAAGAGTACCACAAGATACTTTCAATAGGCCTAGAGAAGGTGATTTAGTATATGTTCCATTTCTAAATGGTACTGGTGAATTGTATGAGATTACTTTTACTGAGCAGGCAAAAGATTTTCATATGTTAGGTAGACAACAACCATATTTCTATGAGCTTAGACTTGAGAAATTTAAGTATTCACAAGAAATTGTTGATACTGGTGTTGATGATATTGACCACATTGTTAATGATTCTGGTTATACAATTAAGTTGAATACTGGTGCTAATTCAGGTAATGTGACAAATTATTATATACATGAAATAGTATATCAGGCTGCCAACCAATTACAAGCCAATGCTACTGCTCTGGGAATAGTTCAATCTTGGTCATCAAGTAAATCAGAATTAATGGTAAGTAATATTGCTGGAGAATTTGTTGATGGTGCCGTATTAATTGGTGCTTCAAGTAATGCAAAATATGCGTTGGTATCTTATGACTCTCAATTAGATAATTCTTTCAATGAGACTTATTCAAACAAATATATAAACACAGAGGCAGATTCAATTATAGATTTCTCTGAAAACAATCCTTTTGGTAGCATATAATGGCCTCCTCATATAACAGAATCATTCGTAAACTAGTTATTGGATTTGGTAATCTATTTAATAATATTACTTTGTATAGATTTAATCCAGATTTAACTGAAGCAGAAAGAATGCTTGTTCCTATTGTGTATGCCACTAAAGAATTATATGTAAGAAGATTAGAAGATGATCCAGATTTAAGTAAGAAGATACAGGTAGCGTTACCTAGAATGTCATTTGAAATGGCAGGTCTTACTTATGATTCTAGTAGAAAACAGAATACAAACTTTAAGCAATTTGCCAAGACAGCAGACGGTGTTATATCACAATATAATCCAGTACCATATAACTTTGATTTTAATTTGTATATCTATGTGAGAAATGTAGAAGATGGTACACAAATTATTGAGCACATACTTCCTTATTTTACACCTGATTATACGATTAAGCTTAACTTAATTCCTGAGATGGGTATTATCAGAGAAATACCAATTATATTAAATAATACATCAAGTGATATTATGTATGAAGGAGATAAAAATTCTGAAACTAGAATGATTATTTGGACATTAAACTTTACCGTCAAAGGTTTTATTTTTGGTAAGACTACTGAGGTTGGTTTAATTAGAAACTCAATTACAAATATATTAAGCACCATTCATACATCTGATATTGTTGCATTTAATATGGGTGAACAAGGTGTTGGAACTTATCAGATTGGAGAAACAGTATATCAAGGTTATTCTCCAACACAGGTCACGGCAACAGCTAGAGTTAGTTCATGGAATGATAATGTATTACATTTAACCGAAATTAATGGTAACTTTATATCAAACTTACCTATTATAGGATTTAAGACATTATCAAATTATTCGTTTGTATCATATCAATTGTTACCTAAAAATCTTGCACAAATTGTTCTGGTACCTAAACCAACTGATGCTAATGGTAATACACTATATACAACTACTACAACTATCAATGAAATTCCTGATATTAATACAACGGTAGTTACAACGGATGCTGGATTTGCTGGAGATTTACAGGCCAATGTATTTGGTATAGACAATTTAGAAACAGAACTAGAAAACATAACAGATTTACAATAAAGGTATTCAAAAATGTCACGAACATTACAATTCAAAAGATTAGCTAATACACATTTAGGTCAAATTGTCGGAGCCAATGGCGAAATCATTGTAGATTATACTAATGATACATTGACTGTACATGATGGCCAAACATTAGGTGGTAGTAGATTAGCAACAGAAAAATATACTAATACAGCTATTGTTTTGGCTAACTCTGCCTTTTTACAGGCTAATGCAGCCAATGTATTAGCTCGTGCAGCATTTGATTCTGCCAATATTAATTATGCGTTTACACAAACTTTAGCAACAAATATTACACTTGCTTATAATCAAGCAAATACTGCCACAGTTTTAGCGAATGCCGCATTTAGTTTTGCAAATACATTATCTGCTGCTTCTGTAGATACTTTGGCTAGAACAATAGCTAATACAGCAACTAATAATATCGTAATACTTCAAGGTGTAAATGCTAGTCAAAACGTAAGATTAGATTATAGTAACACCGCTATTACAATAATTCAAGGTACTGACACCAGCCAAAACGCAAGAATGACCATCATTGAAGGTGTTAATACTAGCCAAAATACTAGAATAGATTATAGTAATACGGCCATAACAATCATCCAAGGTACTGATACAAGTCAAAACACTAGAATAGATTATAGCAATAGTGCCATAACAATCATTCAAGGAACAGATGTTGGCCAAAATAGTAGAATGACTATTATTGAAGGTGTCAATGCTAGTCAGAATGTAAGAATAGATTATAGTAACACCGCTATTACAATTATTCAAGGAACAGATACTAGTCAGAATGCTAGAATGACCATCATTGAAGGTACTGATGCAACTCAAAATACAAACATTACGGCAGCTGCACAAACAGTTCCACAAAATGCTCAGACAGTAAATTATACAATACAATTAACTGATGCTGGTAAACACATTTACTACACACAATCTACAAACACAATATTGTATATTCCCACAACAGCTAACGTGGCATTCTCAAATGGTTCAACCATAATGATTGTTTCTAGAACATCATCAAGTGCCAACGTAACTGTATCACCAAACACAGGCGTATCAATGTATCTTGCTGGTAACACAACAAGCGCTTCACGGAATGTTACTACATATGGTATGGCTTCACTAATTCAAGTTGCGGCAAATACATGGTTTATTAACGGTACAGGAGTTTCGTAATGAGTGGTATGATGGCCATGATGGCTAGTAATGTTCAGAGAACTACTGTTGCAGCTGCAGCATCAGCAACATTGATTTATGATTTGGATGCAGCTAACTTTTCTGCTGTGCCAACTAGTGGTGTATCAACAGATGCAACCGGAACTTACACCTTAACATCAAATGCTGGTACCTCTCTTACATGGAATAGTGCCAACGGTGGAACATTTGCCAAGTCAAACTCTACAGGAACAGATTACATTTATGGTGGTCCAAGTTATGTTACTGCACAAAGTTATACTGTATTCATGGCATATAAATTATCTGCAACATCAGCAGGTAGATTGTTAAACACTCAAAATGAAGGTGTTAAAGATTGGTTGATGGGTGCTTATAATGGTAATCCAAATACTTTTTATCCAAACTTTTCTGTTAATCTCCCATCATCTGGTGCTGATACCGTTTGGCATTTGGATTTTGCAACATGGAATACCTCCACCAGTGTTGGTAATTTATACGCATCAACAAGCACTGCACCATCAGCAGTATCATTCACAGCAACTAGTGCTGGCGGCGGTGGTTTCAATCAGTTAAGATTGTTTAGTCGTTCATCTGGTTCTGAAGTTCAATCAGGTAATATTGCATTTGTTAAAGTATATAATGGTGTATTAGCATTATCAACTATTCAAG